TTCTTCAGTAACTTCTTCTGTTACTTCTTCTTCCACTTCCTCTGCTTTAACTTCTTCTAGTGCAGCAATTACACCTTCGTCTTCTACTTTTAATGTTAATCCGTTTTCTACTTCATAAACACCTACAGGTAAAGCTACTTTTTCGTCTTCTGTAACAATAAATACAGGTTGACCTGCTTCAAATTTATCGGCTTCAAGTAATGTACCGTTCTCTAGTTTCATCTGCTCTAGTTTAGCTTCTAAACCTAGCATAGTTCTAACTTTGTTTAAAGTATCAGTTGCACTCATAATTTAATTTTTATATTTAACGATTAATTATTTTAATTTTGCGTTTAAGCCTTTTTTTGAATTATAAACCATTCCTGTCCGTCCGACCAAATGTAAATTCCCTCGTATTGTTTATTTATTTCGTAGTAATTTGTGCTTCCGTCTATAGTGTCACTACCTGCTGGTGTTAAATATACCCTTGTATTTGTATTAAAACCGTCATTAGAAATAAATCTAATAGCCCTGTTTTGACTTGAACTTGCACTAGGTAATGTTAAGGTCATATTACCTGCACCACCACTCCAACTTAGTTTAACTAATTGTATGTTAGCATATTGACTATCTGCTAGGTCAACGTCTACGTCTTTTTCAACTAATATGCTAGTAGGTGTTAAAAAATTACTTATTTGGTTAATACTACCTTTTTTAGTTGTACCACTTTGCACTAGCGGAAAAGTTTCACTGCCTGTTAAAGCACTAGCACTATCTAACTGCGATATTTTCTTGTCTGCCATTATTCTGTTATTAATTTACTTTCGTTTTCTTGTAATATGTAGTTTCCGTTTTCTTGTAATATAAACCTATCCACACCTGTTATTCTGCCAATGCCCTGTGCCATTAAACTACCATCGCAACAATCTACGTGGTATGTATTGTCTTTACACAAACAACCCCTGCGACTATTTTTTGGACTAGAATTGCTCCAAGTTTTTTTATTTTTCATTTTTTGTTTGTTTATAGCATATAGCAGTCCTTTGTTCTATATTAGGGTACTCTTTAACCATTAAAGGTGTTAACATACAACGTTGAATAAATTGCTTTTTACTTTCGTTAGATTTTTTTTTAGGTATTGGCATTATTTCTTATCTATTTGTTTCAGTTTACTTATAGCCCAGTTAATACCTGCTGAACCGCCCCAAGCGTCCCACATTATACCACCACAACCTTCAGAATAAGGCACGTCTTTATATTGTTGGTGTCTTTTAAAACTAGCCATTCTAGCAATCGTTGACCTGCTGAGTTTCCCTTTACGTGAAATTTGGGCTGCTCTAGTCCACCCCACCCTAGTTCCACAACTACTTCCGTTTTTCTTTTTCCATTCTATAGCCCTTTTTGCATTATTTACTGCCCCTTGCGGATAGTCGTTATACGTTTCTAGTTCTACTTCGTTCAAAACGTCTTTTATTTCTTCTAATAATTCTATACTAAGTTCTTCTTCTTCATTTACTTTAGGTTGTACCTTGTCTGCAAAGTAGCCCTCTATTGAGAACCCTCGTACTAACCCCGTTTTCACGTAGTTATTCCATATTTCATCGTTGTCTACTTTTATTGAGCCTACCCAAGTGCCTAAAGGCAAGTCCATTCCGTACATATTAGACTTGTCGTTTTCTTTGTCTTCTATTATCCAACTTTCAACAAGTGTCAAGCCTTTTATTTTCATTTCGTGTTCTAAGGTTGAATTGTGTTGCATACCTTGTTTTAGGTATAATTGACTAGCTTTTTGTACCGTATCTCTACTAAAGTAAATATAGTATTCCTCGTCCCCATTTTTCCTAAATATAGGTTTATTAGGTATTAGTATCGGTCCAATTAACAATTTCTTGTCTTTAGCCTGTTGTGCAAAATTAAAATTTTGTGATTTTAAAGCTACAAAGTCTTCTTCAATAGCTGGGTATTCCACTACACTAATTGCTTCTACAAAATTGTCTTGTTCTTCGTCTAGTATTAATTCTATTATGTCCATAGTTTATTAACGATTAAAATTTAAATACTTGCATTTTCTACAATATTTCTGTCCATTGATTGTGCGCTTGTAACATCATTAGAGACTACATATGCTTGTATTGGTTGTTGTTCTTGTCCTGCTACTGCTTCAGCTAATTGGTTAGTGTCACTTTGTCCAACTATATTAAATGCTGGTGGTGCGCTTTCTACTGCACTTGTACCACCACCACTTCTGCTCGGTAAACTAGAGCCACCTGTACTAGCTGATTTTTTATTGCTTTTTAAATCTGCAATAGCTTTACTTGCACCTGCTATACTCCCTGCAATAGACAAACCTGCAAGTGCGGTATTGATACCAACAAAAGGTTGTCCAAAAGTTCCAGGTGTTATACTAACTGCTTTTAAGTTTGCAACTGCTAAATTTGATATTATTTTAGATACTGCTGAAACTTGCTCTGTAACAATACCTGCAATAGCTAGTGCCTTACTTTCTTTGCCAAATGCACTAAATATTTTACCAATGTTATTTATAGCATTACCTACCATTGAAATTTGTGCTTGTCTATTTGCTTCTTCTGATTTTATTGCTTTTATTTGTGCGTCTAGAGCTTTTTTCTCAGCGGCTTCCTTTTCATCAGCAACCTTTTTTGCTCTGTCTATGTCCTCTTGGGCAAACTTGTCTCGCATTTCTTTTAATCTTTCTTCGCGAGATAATTCAAGTTCATCTGTATTTAGGTTATTAGCGTCAGCCTGAGCAATTAGTGCGTCATAACGTTCTTGTTCCTTTTGTAATTGTAGTTCACGTTTTTCATCAATCGTATTTGCTTCTGCTTCTGCAATTTGTTTCAGTAGGTTTATACGTTCAGTAGCTATCTTTTTTTCTTCAGCAGCCTGTTCACGTATTAAACTGGTTTCCCTTGCAGTTAATGCACGTTTTTTTCTTAATTGCCTTGTTTCTAAGCCAATAAGTTCTGCTTCTAGTATCGCTTGTTCTTTTTTATCTTCAGTTGTAGATTTTCCTAAAGCATTTTCTTCTGCTTTTGCAGTTGCCCTTAACCTAGCGTTTTTTATTTCTGCATTAGTAATTTCTTCATCTAACTTTGCGGCTTGTCGTATAAATTCTAGGCGTTCTTTAGCACTAAATTTTTCTATATCTTCTGCCTGTTCTCTTAATTTATTTATTTCCCTGTTAGCTTTAGCCCTATCAACTATAAGTTTTCTTTCAAGTATATCTGCCTTTGCTCTTTTATCTGCTATATCTGCTGCTTTACTTGCTTCTTCAGCAGTTTCTTTTGCAAAATCTTTTACTGCTTCTGTAGCTTTCCCTACCGTATTTTCAACACCTGTAAAGGTATCTACAAAGGCACTACCTGCTTTTTTTGCTTCGTCTAATGCACCACTAAAATCGCCACTAAATACCTTTTTAATTGCACTACCTAAAAAACCAAATAGTTTTACACTTGCATTTATCCTATTTATAACATTCTGTTGTAGTGCGTCTTTGAAATCAATCAATGCTTGTTTAGGGTTGCTAAATATTTCTATTATTTTTTCGCCTAAATCAGCAACTAAATCTAAAACTTGGTTAACAACTGCACCAATTACACCCATAAGTTTTTTAAACTTCTTCTGCCCTTCTTCACTTCTTTTAAAAGCCTGTATAAGCGACACTACACCTAAAACCAATGCACCAATCCCTGATGAAATTATAGCAATTCTTAGCCCTTTAAAACCTGTTATAGCACCTTTTAACCCTTTAGTTAATGCACCTAGTTTACTAAACAACCCACCTGTTGCTTTATCTGCTAGTGAAGTAACCCCTGAATAGTCTGCTTCGTTCTTAGTAGCATTTTTTACTACTTCATTAGCTTTTTGCCTTTGCTTAGTTAAGTCTTTAACTGCAAACTTTTGTTCTTTAATAAGGTCTTTCTGCTTAGTAATTTCGTCTCTTAACTTCTTCTGTTGTGCAAGGTTGTTTTTAGGTACTGCTTTTAACTGCTTTTCAAGTTGAAAAAGTTCCTTTTCCCAATCGTCTGTTAAGTTTTTTGCTTCCTCTAATTCCTTGTTTAAAAATTCTAGTTGCTTTGCAGCCTGTCCTAAATCTACGTTTATTTCTAGTTCTTTTTTAACCATTGTTTTTTAATTTCTTTAAAGCCCTCTTTTAAGTTTGTAGGAAGTTTATATTTACCTTTCGCAATAGCTATGTATTCACTATCTGTGTCAAAGTTATATTTAAGTGCTACAAGTATATCTCTAATCATAATAAACAAGTTTTGCTTCGCATTTTTCTTACTAAATCATAGTATTTACTATTTGCTCTTTTTTTGTCTATTTCTATATTAACGAAATAAGGTAAAATATTTGTAAATTTATTTTTCATAAATAATTTATCGTGTGTATCTGTTACACCTGCATTATGGTATATTAGGTTTTCATTCCATTTGTCAACCATATCTGTAGCCCACGTAAAATTTAAATATTTACTAATCATTGTTCTGTTACCTTGTTTCCAACAAACAAAATTTAAAGCCCACATATCAGCACACCAAATTTGCAAAGGGTGGTATTTAGGGTTTTCTTTTTTCTTTTTTCTATTCAATAAACTTACCTGCTCAAAAAGTTGTTCACTCATAAAATAAACTTGCTGCCAAAAATGACTGTCAACGTTTTTCATTATGGTCTGTGCGCCACCACTATTAAAATTATTGTTTTTTAGCGTTTCTTCGCTTATCCCACCAATTTCTAACATTAAGTCTAATACGTCTTGCCCCTTAGACTTTATATAATCATAGTTTAAATAGCTATTGGTGTCTGATTGATACCAAACATTATCTGCTAAAAAATCATTTAATACAGGTTCTCTAGTAAATAACATATCGCAATCGTGGTAAAATATTGTCTTGTATTTTAACTGCCAATTTTTTCTAAAATACTTCATTAAAATATATGGTCTTATGCTAGAAACGTAATTGCACATTTTACGTCTTTCATAAATAAAACCAAAATTAACTTGTCTGTATTTTTTCCTAAGTTTTTTAAATTGTGGCGAAATAGTATCTCTGTACCCTACTACAATATGTATGTCTTCCTGCTTAATATTTTTATCTAAAAAATTTTCTAGCATAACTTCAACTTGCCACGCGTAATAAATGCTATCAGGTTGTGCGCATAAGTATATCATAATTTTAAAAATTAGGTGCTGGTTGAAATAACTCAAAACTGCCTGTTGCGTATGGTGGTACAGTCAACACACTATTTGTTTGCAATTCTAAAAGTATTGTAACTTCATATACACCTGCTTCGTCTAGTGTAAATGTCCTAGAAGTTGTAATAGGCGTACCTGTACAATCGCCATTGTTTTCTATAAAACCTGTATTATAAACTTGTCCGTCTAGTTTTATTTCATATGTTAATTTTGCATAATTAAAACAAATGCCACCAACTCTAGCACCAAAGTTTTCAATAGCTAATTTTATAAACTGGTTTCCGTCTACAAGTTCAAAACTTCTTGTCTTTGTATCTAGGTTAAATGTAACTTCAAAATAGTCTGCGTCTGAGTTTATTACTGTAGGTAAAGGTGAGCATAATACTTCCATTGAAGCAAATCCTGCAAATGCGTCGCAATTAACAGGGTCAGGGTTAGCTAATTGGTCTAGTGAGTAACTAAATAATTTGTCACCCTCTGCAATATCTGTGTTACCTTGAATATAATATGTGTAAGTTTTGTCTCCGTCATTGTTGATTGCAATATTGCTAGAATGTACTGCTGCAAATCCCCTAGTTGCCTGTGGCACAGGGTAATCATTTGGGTTGTCTGCGTCTAAAACTAAAACACTGCTTCCGTCTAATTGTAAAAGAAAATCGCCATACGTAGCGTTACATTGTGGGTGTAATAGGTCTTCAGGTATGCTAATATTAATAGTCATAACTGCAAATGCGTTTGGTGCAACTTCAAATGTACCTGTTGTAGCAGGGTCACTCCAAAAATGTTCTGCAAAACTATCTCCAGTAACGCAAGGTGCTTCTGTTGTCGATGAAGTAGTTGTAGTTATACCTAAACAATCGTTGCAATCTTCAAAACCTATTATGTCAAATTCTACTGCGCTAGGTGTGGGGTCAGTAGGCTGCTTAATTGTGGCACAAATTGTTGCACTATTATAAACATATTGTATTACGTCTCCAACTTGTACACCCTCTAAATAAGTAAATACTGCCTGAGTAGTTGTGCTACCACACCAGTTAGCTAAATAGTAATATACAGGTCTTTGCGTTGTACTTGTACTTGGTACAGAACTAAAACAATCTAAACAGTCTAAATAAATATCAGCAACCGTTGCACTAGGTTCTTCTGTTGTAGTTTCTATAACTAAGTAACACCCATACAATTCGTTTAGTTCTACTACCGATACGTTTAGTGTTAAACTTGCGTCTACTTCTATGTGCCTAAATATTGTCACATCAGTATTACATAGTGGCTCAAATAATTTAACAACCTTGTATCTAAATTTAGGTGCTTCAGTAGTTGTGCTAGTTGTAGTAGTAGTAGTGGTAGTTGTTGTCGTAGTTGTTGTTGTCGTGATAGGTATTGCGTTACTAATATCTAAGTCAAAAAGGTTAATTAATTCTACACTAGCTTCGCCTGTTTGTAGGTTAGCGTTTATTGAGTTAATATTATATTCTCTGTCCCTTATAAGTACCTTGTCTTGTAAACCAAAATTTAAAAGAAACTTTAAAGGTAGCCTAGCCTTAAATTTAAAAATCCTATTACGTGGGTCAAAAACTGACCGTATGTAATTAATGTAAAACTTCTGAAATAAACTATTGTTATTGCCCCCATAATCTGTAAAAGTAAAAGGGTTTACTTCTGAACCAAAATTTAAGTTATTATCACTAGGTATTGTGCTACTAGAAACGTCACTAGAGTTTGTTGGTATCATTACCCTGCTAACTTTATAAACCGTTCCTGCCTGTACTGGGTCTCCTTCTTCTGGTCTAAAAGTATCTACATAATTTATAGGGTCATTAGTTATGTCTTGTTCTAACGCATAAAATAGCAAAGGCGAACCAAAGGCTGGATTTAAATCATCGTCAATAAAACTACCCTGTTGTATTTGAGTAAAATTAGCACCGTCTGATAACCGTTCAAATAACATATGTTCAAAAGGTACACTAATTTGATATTTTTGTTCTTTAGTTGCTTTAGCTGAAAATGTTAAATTACCGTACTCTGCATTGTTTCTTTCATTGAATTGTGTTGCAAGTATAGTTTTAGGTTTTTGATATTTAAAATCAATATCTGTAAATGGTAACGCTTCGTTAACTTGGTGACTTGCACTTTCTACAATATCTGTTAAATCAAAAGACTGTGTGCTACTAGCATAAAATTCGTCTAAGGGTTGCACTATTATTGTATCTGTAATTTCATCTACATAAGCAGTTAAATTAAATAGCTTAAAAATACCTGTTAAAAAATCAATATTTTTAATTTTAGGGACTTGTAATGTAGGTGTAAAATCTTCTAATAAATCAATGCTAGTTTGTGTGCTACTAAACCTTGCACTTGCAGTTGACCTAGTACCGTTAATATCGTTGTAACTCCATTGTATTTCCAATTCATAACCAAAAGCAAAATCATCTAAAGAGTTTACCCTTGCAAAAGTTTCTATTAAATCAACGTTTGGTGTAAAAGGTCTATCTGTTGCAGTGAAATTGTCCCACGCTACTTCTATGCTAGTTGTACCCTGATTTTCATTAGTTTCTGCTATTATTTCTTCGCCAATACCCTGCTCTTGTAATATTACACGTATATCATACCTTGTTGACAAGTACCCTGCTGCTGGTACTATTGTCCACTTCATAAACATTCGTTCTGTGTTCTGTTGTGGTATCCAAAACATAAAACCCTGATTGTATTCTAGGTTTCCAAAACTCCAAGGGGCTGGTGGGTTTAAAATTGTATTACAACCGCCACCACCTATGTCTTGGCAATTTTCGTTAAAGTTTACTACGTCCCTTTGCCCTGGACCTACTTCTTTGCCTTTTTTTCTGTGACACCACAAATATAAATTTTCTAGTGCTGGGTTTTCTTTATAAAAAAAGTCTTCACTAAATACTAGGTTCTTTCTAAAACCATTTGCAACTGTGTACCTTTTTTCTAAAGCCTTAATTATTAAAAATACTTTTATTGCGTATTTTACGTCTTCAGGAAAAACTCCCCTTTTGTCTCTTAGTGGGTCTGCTACTGGACCTTTCCACGCAATATTGTCTGCCCTATCAAAACTCCCTGAACTATCATAAAAAAATCTTTGTGTGTGACTAATAAGAGGTATTATAATAGCTTTATCGTATGTTACTCCGTCCACAGTCTTAGTTTGCCCTTGTTTTAGCGAGTTTAGCCTAGATTGAAAGTTATTTATATGTGAAAAATTATCTAGCCAACTAAGGTCTTGTAATTCTTCTTCACGCAAAAATGTTTTAAGGTTTATAGTTTCACCTACAAATGTTACGTTATAAAATTCAGGTATTCCATTTTTTAGCTTTACGTCATTAAGTTTTATTAATCCTTTGCGAAAAGGTAAATAGTTTAATTCAATAATAGCGTCAGGTTTATAGTTAGCATTAAAACCGTCTATGTCAGGATTGTACCAATGTTTGAATAGTCCGTTATTGAGTTTACTAGCTGGTAACGTAAAAGACTTTGTAAAATCAGTAAATATTTTTTCAATATTTCTAACGTCTTGTATCTTACTTGTCAGGTTTACAACTTCGTCCTTGTATAAATCTACTTTTACATATTGGTCAGTATCTTGTATGCCTGATTTTATGTATAAAATTAGTTCCTGCATTATCTTATGTTATTTATAGCGTCAAAAGCATACTCAAAATTAATAGTATAATTTATTAGTTTATCATTTAAACTTGTCTTGTAATCTAAATTTTTGTCTTTTAGGTACACAGGGTATATGTTACTAGCATTGTCAGTTAGCCATACTTGTTCACTTAAAAATAGTTCTTCAAATGCCACAACTAAGCACTCGCCAATATAACCACTGTTTAGCCTTATTTCTTTATTACCTTGTTTTAGTATAGTCCTTTTTTGGTGTTCTGTAGTATCATAGTTAAATGTGCTTTCAGTTAGCAAGTTTCTTTTAAATGTTTTGTCTGTTACTCGCATTTTTTCCTTAGAGTTTTTAAACATATACAAGTCTTGCATAACACCAAATTTATTTACAAATGTAATTTTATGTATAGGGTACTTGCATTCACTTAGCCTTTGCACCTGTATAGTAGAACTAAATGCAGGGTCGTTTTCTTCTACTACAATTTTGTCAACTGCACCATAATCAATACTACCGTAGAAACTATCTACACAAATGTTTCTAACTACATTACCATTAGTTATGTTTTCTACCCTTGTATAGTAATCGTCTTGGTCTACTTCATAACAAATGTGTTGGTTTAGTGTTTGGGTGTTGTTTAACCAACTAACACCAACGTTATTTACTATTGCACCTTGCTCATAAAACTTAACAGAATTAGTGTTAGCACCATTTACTGCAATACAAGTTTTAGCGTTTACAGGTACTTGCATACATAGGTTAGATTGTAATAAATGTTCATTTGTAGGTCTGTAATTCATTCCGTCTTTAAACTCAGTATAACCGTCTGCACAGGGTAGTACTTCACCGAAACTAAATAAGCTAGTCCCTGTACTATCATAACAAGTATAGTCGTACCGTAAAAACAAAGCACTATCAGCAGAAAGTGTACCGTCATAAGTAAGTTTTAAATAATCTCTGCCTAAGTTGCTTATTTCAAAAATTACAAAGTCTTGGTTATCAACTACAAACTTTGTCAGGTTATATGTATAGGTTGCTGGTGCAGAAGTTATATTGCCTTGCCACATTTTTAAACCAATAGCCACATAGCTTGTATTTGTTGTTGGCGTTGTTTTAACGTAGTATGGACTTCTAAGTTTTATTGTTGTACTCATTTTCTTAAATTTTCTTCTATGTCCCTAGAATATGCTAACATTAAATCTAGTTCAAATTGTGGGGTTAAATATTTCTTATATGCTTTAGTTAGAAAAAACGTTGGTCTCAATCCTTGATAAAATATACTTCTAGCAATAGCAAAACGCATTGACTTTCTAGGCACAAACCTGCCTTTTTCGTCTCTTGGTGCAACACCTCTTCTTATTGTCCAACTATCCAATGCTTTTGGTGGTGGCATTTTATCCTTATAAGAGTATGGGCTATTGGGTGCTTTTTGTACTCCGTTCTTCATAGCACTAGGGTTTGAGCCTTTTACACCCTTGTCTACAAAGTCTGCGTAGTCTTCCATTTCTACAGAAAAAGAAACTTTGTCGTTTGCAATAGTTATTGGTGTTCCTTTTATACTTTCAGAAAGTCTGCCTGAAGCATTACTAGGTTGTAGGTTTTTTTTCATTTCAGCAATCAGTTCATTCCTAAACTGGGTTATCATTGCCATTGTTCTAGGGTATGTGTTTTTTTTTGCCATTAGTATGGGTAACAAATGTCTAAGTTATTATTCACAAAAATATCAGCAGTATATGCCCACCCTGCTAGTCTGTTTTCAAACCTATCAAAAAAAGGTGTACAACTCCCTGCACTCTGTATTTCAAAGTTTCCATTATGTAAGCTACCCCTGTATAAAAACTCATTAATTTTATTTAAGACCGTTAGCGTATTATTTAAAACAAACTGCTCGTTATCGTTGCCAAATAGTAAAGGGTCTTCTATGCTATCATCATCGCTTTTAAACTCGTTTACTATATCCATAGCCATAATAGTTATATTGTAAGTTAATACACCACTATCGCCACCCATAGCAACTGAGTTAACTATTATATGTACCAGTGGAAAAATAGTCCTTTTATTTAAATCAATTTCTGCTATGTCACCTGTTGTTACGGTGTTTACGTATTCCATTTGCCGCAAGTGGCTTTCTAGTGTAGTTATTAAGCGTAAATAATTTATTGAACCTGCATTTTCTGTTGCCATTATTGTTTGAATTTTTGCTTTATTATTTTGTTTTCAACTTCTGATTTGTCTTTTAAAAATGCTAACATTGTCAAGCACTCATTTAAATTTAATTTAGTGATACTTTTAAATCGTCTAATATCTCCCTTAGCAAGTGAGTATATTGATTGATACCAACCCCACTTATGTCCAAAGCCTTGTCGAAGCCCTCCTGTTTCGCTTGTTCCTCCAAATAATTCGTCATACCTCTCGAACAATCTATCCCTAAATGATAAAAAAAAACAATAGAACCAAAAACTGCGTCAAGTGGCATATACTTCATAATATCGTGATAGTTGTCCCCCTTGTATTCTTGTATAGTATATTTGTTACCTTTTTTATGTTCTATGGGTCTATACAATACTGCCATAGCTTTATGAATGTTTTTCCAATCGCCAATATATGTGTCTAGGTCAATATATTCGCCAAAAGTCATATCTTCTAAATTAGGCACAAAGCCAAACTCTGTATCGCCCATTTTAAAATTTAAAACCAAATCAGGTTTATTGTCTAGCGTATCAAAAATAATTTGTACAATTTCTTCAATATCTTTAACCCTAATATTGTGCATTTCAGGGTATGGTATGCCACAAAAAATTTCTAGTAATTTCATTCTAAAAAATATAGAATTTACTGCTTCATCTTCATTGTCTTCCAACAACTGCAAATACTTTTGGTACTGCTCTAGTGTAATTTCTGATAATTTATTAGGTATATTAATTTTTAGTTTCATATAGTATTAACGATTTTTTAATTTTATTTTTAATTATAGGAAGGTTATTTTGCCCATTCTGTTTAATCTGCTTATATATTCCCATTCTAAATATGGGTTGTGCAAATGCCCTTTTGGTTCTGTATCTCCGTAATGGTGTGGGTAACTGTTTAAATGCCAATCAAAACCAACTAAATGTAAATGCTCGTATTCTTTTAACAATAAGTGGATAGCAATTAAACCAGTGCTAAAAGCCATATGTGGGTATTTAGGCAACTTTTCTTTTAATTCTATACAATCTTGCCTTTCTGTGTTTAAAAGCGCAGGAAATGCGCCTAAAAGCGTATAATAACATTTTGTTTTACTTCTGTCCCACTCCCAGCTATGGAAATATACTTTTTTGTATTTGCCTTTTAATTTAGCTAGGTTGCAATTTACGGTAAACCAAATTGTAGTTTTGGTGCCTACGTCTGCTTCATAGCCATTTATCCTGAAGTTATTAAATCTAACAACGTCTTTAAAAGAATTGATGGCAACACCCTTATTAGAATTTAAGAGTGAGCCACCATTTCCAACTAAAACAATAGAGTTATTTTTAGTCTTTTTGTAATTCGTATTCATTTACTACAATTTGTATGTAGTACATATACATATCTTTAGTACGTACCATTAGTTTAGGTTTTTAATTTTGTACTCCTTCATAAGTATTTTGTACCTAGTCTCTGCAATATTCTCATTTAAAAATAGTTTTCTGTATTTGCCTGTTGTTACACTATAGTTCCAGTATTGCTTGTCTAAAAATACTTGTCCGTCATTCCTTTTAAAAACTATAATACTATCGTAGGATTGAAAGTATGTGCCTTTTGGTGTTTCAATAATAAACTGGTTAGCTATTTCGCTTCCACTTCTTTTGCTTGTAAAATTTCTTACTTTAAATTTCATTGTTTTGATTTTTTATTGTTTGTGATTAATTTACTGAATATTAATAATAGTACAAAGTATTTTGTCCTCTTTGTTTTTTAGCCACTTGTAAAAATATGTGTCTTCTGCTTTTTCGTATTCGCATAACCTTATGGTTTGCCTTACTTCTTTTAACTCGTTTGTTAAGTCTGTTAGCTGCGTTCTCATAACCTACCAATTGAGTGTTCAAAGATTAATAATTGCTCAATTTCTTCTAATTGGTCTTGGTTAAGTATGCCAATAATGTCTACGCAGCCTACGTTAACTTCTATAATATCTGCTACTGCGTCACAACCCTGATAGTCGTATGTATCTTCTTCAGCAGGTTTAAATTGGTACATTAACTCTAGTTCAACATCGTGGTAATAAATTGTGTTTTCTAATTGCATAATTTCTATTGTTTATAATTTAATTTTAAAAGCGAAAGGTAGTTAAGGCACGTACACCATTCTTATTACTAAGACAATCATCTTAACCACCTACGCCTATTGTTTATTGTTATTGATATTATTTTTAATTGTCAATGAATTCTTAACGGCATATGGTGTTCTGCAACTCATTAAACTTTCGTCCCCCTACTTCCCCGTGTTGAACTCATTAACAATTTATTTATACCCAAACATAAAACCTTTTTTACTTATAAACAAATTTTAATAACTTTTTTTTTAGTTTTTTTTTATCTTATAGCGTATGTACCGTATTTAGGTCTGCCTAATTTATTAACTATAGAGTAACGTAAAGCGTCTATTGCGTGGTTAAATGCGTCAATAGGTTTGTTGGTTAGTTGTCCGTTCTTGTCTTCTATGTATTTATAGTTTCGCAGTTCCTTAATAATATTTAAGCTACTTTCTGTTACATTTAATTTGTAGCGCCTAATCATATCTATTCCAATATTTATAGAACCTTTGTAAGTAGGTTTTACGTTCCACCCCATACGGTGTATTTCTTCTATACTTTTTGGCTCGGCACTATCGCAAAATATTTCATCACGCCTATCTAGCCCTAGCCTGTGGAACTCATTACCAATATCTTGGTTAGTCATACCAGTTCTGTATATTAATTGATTAACGTACATATCTTGGTCTAGTATGTAAGTTTCTACCAATGCAGTACTGTCGTTTGAAAAACCAAAATCTAGCCCCCTAGCAATTAGTTTCGCTTCTGTAGGTATGTGTTTAGTTGTTTTAAATGTAAATACAAGCGACTTAGCTTGTCCACGTTCACCTAAACCATAAATACGCCAATAGTTTTCATCTGTGTCTTTTAGCCTTTCTATTTCTTGTATTATTTCTTGGCTAATAAAAGGGTTATCTTTATATGTAGTTTGGTAAAATTCTACGTCACCCCTAGTTAGCACCTTATCATATATCCAATGAAATTCGTCACTAGGGTTATAATCAATTATTATTCTGTCGTTAGTCCTAAATATTAATTGCTGCCAATCTTCAAAGTTTATTTCGTTAGCTTCATTAACAAATAGCAAATCCCTTTTACGCCCCCTAATTTTTTGTGGCTGGTCTAAACTTATAAACTCAATTAAATTACCGTTTATATAATATTCGTTTGCACTTTTAGCGTGGTTTTCTTCATTGTATATTTTATGTGTTTTTAGTATGTCTAAAAAGTCTCTCATAACTGTACCCCTTACTGCTGGAAAAGTTTTGCGGCATATTGTTATAATTTTCTTTTCATTCTCGTAACAATATTTGAATATTATCCATAGTAGGATATTGTAAGTTTTCCCTGAGCGTGTCCCACCCTGTTCAACTAATATTTTTTTTGTAGCGTTATTGCAGTGCCTAAATACTTTGTTAGTTTGTATTTCCACTATCGGTATCTATAATTTTTATTTTAAACAACTTTTCCCCCTCTGCACCTGTTATTTCTTGTCTTTCTACATACCCTCTGTTTTTGCCTTTAGTCTTTAAATAAAATATAGTAGCACTTGTATTTCCACTTGATATTTGGTTATGTAGTTGGCTTTCTGCAAAGTCTAAAGCTATATTTTCAATATCTTTCACTTCACTTGCAAATACTTTATCTTCTTTTAGCCATTTATAAAATGTGCTTCTAGGTATATCAGCGTTTTTACAGGCAACTGTTACAACACCTAAACTCTTTTCTAATGCTTTTAATAAACTTTCTTTTTTTATATGTCTACTTTTGTCCATTTATACGTGGGTCTATGTTATCTTTTCTTTTTAAAGCCCTTTCCCTTTTTTTTAGGTTTAGCCTTGTTACTTCTTGTTTATATGGGTAACAGTGTTCTAATTGTGCTAAAGTATAATAGACTATACTTGCCCTGTAAAAATTTTCTTTATGTGGTTTTATTGGCATAACACCGTGTATTTCTTTTTGACCGCTAAATATACATAATGCACCGTCACTTTGTTTTAAAGCTACCCTATAATCAGGCAAAACAAGTTCGCCACCTGTGCAATTTTCTTTTAGTATAAGTACATTACTATAACTATCTTTTATATTTCCGCTATCTTTATGGTATTTTATAGCGTGGTTAACGTTTATGTTTGCAGTTGTATAAGGTGTGTCTATTAACCTGTAGTCATCATTTACAGTTTCACGCGCTTTATTTAAATCATATTCATAAAGTTCAGGCAAATGCTTTTTATATATATCGCATAGCGTTTTTTGGAAAGTGAATAATTTATTGGTGTTTTGTTTTTCTTCGTTAGTTTTATTGCTAAACCTGCAAAAGTCATTCCTTAAAGCCACTCTAGGTAATGCACCAAATACACTGCTTTTAGTTGGTAATGTATTTGCCCTGTATGTTTCTACATATTTAGTTTCTTTAACTGCTTCCCTTACATAGCTTAAAAGTTCTTTGTCTATGTTTACATATATACCAATACAAATATCATCTAAATAAAATGCAGTGTCTTCATTTATTACTGTATCATAGTGTTCTTTACTTGGTGTTGTTTTTAGTAACCGTGTACTGTCTTGGTGTTTTACTAAATTATACCTTTTCATTTTCTATTATTTTATAAATTAATGCCCTATAATCTTCACATTTATACCTTTCTAAAAGTATTTCAAGTTTTTCTACAACTTTTGAAAATTCTTCTGTTTCAAAAGGTATTGTTATGTTTTTAATTTTAGCGTCTAAAAACCTTCCAAGTTTTTCATCTAGGCTATTTATACTATAATCTTTTTCATTACTTACACTTTCTTCTGGGTGCCAAACATCAAGCCCCCATTCATTCAATTTTTGATTATCCCAAGTATTGCCTAATATATCCCAATCCCATTCCCCAAACCCTACATTGTCTTTTATTATAAATTCCTTTTGTTGTTCTTCTGTTAACCCTTTAGCTTTAACAATATGTATTTTATCAAGCCCTGCTTCTATACAAGCCTTATATCGCATATTTCCGCCTAATATTACATTATTTTCATTAACAACTATTGGTCTAATTTGTAGCATTTCAGGCAACTGCTTTATGCTATTAACCAACTTTTTAAACTTTACTTTATTTATAAAACGTGGGTTGTTTGGGTTTTCTTTTACTGCACTTACTGGCACCAATTCTGTTTCCATATTTAATTTATTAACGATTGTTTGCTAAAATTTTACTTTTTTTTTGTTCTTCTAAAATTTCTTGCTCTAAATCTAATTTGTTTTTTTCGTATATAGGCTCTAAAAGTTGTATAAGGGTTACAAGGTTTTTTTCTGTTAATTGCTTAACCTTATGGGTAACTAATTTTTGTTTCTGTTGAAATTTTATATCATCTACTTCCTTAACAATATCTTCCAGCCAAACGTAAAGTATTGGTGTGTATTTAGCATACATTTCAAAGTTTTTAAAAGAATGTAAAACTGTACTGTGGTCACTGTGTTTTCCTTTGCTTTTTAAGTACCTTGCAATACCTATCAAATTAACACCAATATATTTATAAGCTATTACTGAAAATAGCGACCTAGCTTCTACGTATTCAACTTTCCTTGTATTCTTAAAAATATCTAATTGAGCTAACTGGTTTATTTGGTTAGCAATTTTGTCTAATTGTTTCATAATGTTTCTTGTATATAATAGTTATCTAAATCAAAATCGTTACTAATAAATTCTAAGTAACGTTGTATTCCTAGTTCTGTTTTCTCTTTGCCACGTAAATAAAATTCCTCAGAGCATTTAAAAATTCCTATGTCTAGACTAGATTTGTCTAAAACCAAAAAAGTAAATTCTTCGTGAGTGCAATTAAATAATTGACAATAAATATAGCATTGTAGATCGTAGCCATATTTGTTTGCTGAATATCGAAATGCTTTAATATCAGTTGTAGTTTTAATGTCGCAAATTCCTTTTTTTGGAGTTAGTATATCTGCCTTACCCCTGAAAGGTATGCCATTTATAGTATCTACTTTAGGCACTTCATAAGCACCGCCATTAAGATATTGTAATGCTACTTCGTTTCTAAGTAATGCGTCTGCTAATCTTTCACAGTCTTTTTTTTCTTTTGATGTATAAGCAGTTCCGTGTTCTTCTACTGCAAGTTTATAGGCTTTTGTGTTCTTACTTGCTACGTCTACAAAGTGAAACTTGCCAAATTTTTCAGGTTCTAAAATAAAGGTGTGTAATAGCCTACCGTCCCTTAGCCCCTGTGTTTCAGGGTTTCCGTATTTATTTACAAAGTGGTATTTTTTTGGGCTATCTACTAATAACTTTATAGCAGAACTGCTTAAAGCCTTTGTATTTAGTTCGCCATAGTAATAGTTATCGTTAATTGCTTTCTGCTCTAAAACATTCTGCCATTCGGTTGTGCCGTCTAATAAGTCAATGGTCTTCATATAGCAAAGTATTTTCTAGTTATTACCTTCCACCAGTTGTTATGCTTATTCATAATAGTAGTAAACTCTGCTTCATTGTAAACGCCTACGTTGCCTTTGTGGTCTTGTAGGCAATAAATGCCTGTTGATAATTTTTTAATGCGTGGTTTCATAGTCCTGTTAAGTTTTTAAGTTTATTAATTTCTTTTTTTAGTTCTTCGTTTTGTTTTTCTGATTTCCTTGCTCTTTGTACTGCCCTTAGTTTATCTCGTCTAAATTCTTGTAATGCTAACTTATAATGTCTTTCATTCTGTTGCATATAAGTAACATAAAAGAATATGCTAGACAACTCCTGAGCCATTTGTTTCAACTCAGGGTTGTCAGGCTTTAAATCTAACCACTTTTTGCAGGTGTCTAGGCAATACTCATAAGAGCCATAAAACTCTAAGTCTCGCAAAGTTTCTATTTTACTTTTCATCATTATTAAATAAACTTAGTATAACACCAAAATCGCTGGTATATCCTTTGTTACAATATAAAGTTAAATCTAGTGCCAAACCTAAAGGTATGTTAATCTGAAAATGTTCCTCGTTTAAAAAGTCTAATAACCTCTTGCCTGTAAATGGGTATTTAATTAATGCTTCATCAACAAGTATTTTGTTTTCGGCTTTTAATTGCTCGTAAAGGGTAGGGTAATTTTTCATAATTTCTATTGTTTAATTGTTTAACACTACAAATATAAACAAACATAAGTTATAAACAAATTTTAATAAAACTTTTTTAACTTTTGTTAATTATACTAGCCCATTCTTCTTTTAACATATAGACTTGTTTTTCGATTTTATGTTTGCGCCAAAACGTTGTGCTAGGCATTTGCTGGGTTAACATTTCTAAGTCAATCATTTTATTTAACCAAAAATAGTAGCTGCCTTTAGGGTCACTTACAAAATATATTTTTATAATGTCTTTGCCTAAAGCCATTAGGTTATCGTACTTCTTTTTTTCAAGTAATTTAGTTTCGTAGTATTTTTTTCTAAATTTCATTTCCATAACGCAATCGTGACCTTTTGGTGTTTTACCAATAGCGTCATAGCATAGGTTTTCGTCTCCCACCCATTCAAGTTTCCAACCGTCAAATGTATTCAGAAATAAAACTAATGCCTTTTCAAATTTATTAGTTGTTGTTATTTCTTTCATATATATCGTTAAGTTGCCTAATCCAATTTTTAATAGTTTGTGGGTTGCAAGTACAAGGTTCGTGGTATGGGTGGTTATAATATTTAGCGTGTAATTGTGAAATCATTTTGTACTCGTTCCTTGTAATTTTACTTCTGTTTTGACTTCTAAAAAGTTCCCAGTCTTTCCTGTCTTTGTCTGTAAAAAATTCTATTTTAGCCATTTGTCAAACCTGTTTATGTCTATTTCTATTTCGTTCCACTCTTTACGTCTTTTGTCACAACCGCAATCATCTATGCCATAAAATTTAGTAACTTTTTTAACTAGCCATTTAATTCCTGTGTACTTAGTTATCTTGTACACAAAGTCCCCAAGTTTCATAATTTTTGTATTAAAATTTTTTTTATTTTATTAACTGTTCTACGAATAGAATAATAGTTTATACCTGTCTTATTAGATAATTCTAACATTGACTTGTTTTCCAAAAAAATTAACTCATATATTTTTTGCTCGTATATGTGCCACGTTTTTATTTCGTCTTTAATTAATTTAAGCCTTTCTTCGTATTCGTACTTTGATATATATTTAGATATATCTGAATTAGGTGCTTCATAAAATTTAGTGTCTATGCTAATTTTTTTTGTCCTGTGGTAATCTATAAACAAATTGCGTAAAACCTTAAATATAAAGTACTCATTTATTTCAGTATCATTGTACATTATTGAGCTATCATATTTGCCCCCCCACTTATGTATTTTAACATACATATTCTGCACTATGTCTTCTGGATAATTGTGCATTCCAAAACTGCGTACTACGTCAACCCACTTGTCGTGTTGTTTGCTAATTATATTTAATACATTTACCTCCACATTATTTTAAAATACTTCACAACTTTCAATACAACCGTTTGAAACATCTAATTCAGTACCGTCGTGTAAAAGAGAATGTTGGTAGTTTGTATTTCTACTATCGTCAAATGGTAATTCAAAATTTTCTTTACTCATTTTCTCAATATCAGCAACTAACTTATTTCCCCTAAAAAACCTAAAAGGTGGGTTTATTATTTTATCTAAACCTGTTTTTTTATCTTTTTTCGTTATAGGTTTGTTTTCAAATTGGTTTTCCATTTCTTTAAAAAAATCATAGTGTTCAGGGTTTTCTTTGTAAATAGTTGCTAATTTTCTGAAAGATTTTTTCCAACAGGTTTTGCAATTTCCTTGATAGCCTTTTAATTCTAACCTGAAAGGCATTTTAGCCCAAAAAGAATTAATTAAAGGTTTAGTTATGTCTGCTTTAACTAATGGATACCAATGTTCACCACACCTATCAATTTCATCTGCCCTGATACCTATAGCTAAACTGTATTCTTTTTTTGATTTCCAACCTATACTACTCATATACCTATAAAGTACATCGGCTTTTAATCTTGATGAACATAAAGGCGTTTTAACTGAAGGTACACCGTACCTTTTTATAACTTTCCTAAAAGGGTGGTTTATATAACCATTTTCTTTTTCACCTTTTTTATTACTTCTGTATGCAGTTTCGTAATTAACTATTTTGAAACTTGGCTTATCATCTTTAACGTCAAACTCTAACCAAGTTATTTCAATGTTAAAATATTCTTCACACTTTTTTATAAAAATTAAAGTTTCCTCGTTTTCTTCACCTGTGTTCATAAAAACGAATTTATATTTGTGGTTTGGGTACTTTAAAAGTAAATGGTTAATCATATAAGCACTTGTCTCACCACCACTAAAACTTACTAATATTTTTTCTTTAGGGTTTTTCATTTTTTATTTGTTTATATATATTTAAAAACTTTACCACCACGTTATTTTAACTCCAAAAAATAAAAAGCAGAATGTCACTTCTTGGTAGTATTCTAAAGGGTCAACTTTTTGATCTATGTTTCCTAAGTCGTATTCTATATTTGGGTCATAGTAAACCAGCCCAAGTAATATACCGTACAATCTAGTCCATTGTATATGAAATCCGTTTACAATCATATTAAAGGTTTAAATTCTTCTTTTATAGGTTCTTCTAATAATCTTTTGCCATCAAGTTCAAAGCCTACATTATTTGGTATGCTATTTAATACAATAGGTTCGTCCATTGAAGTAGGTCTGCCACCTGTTTCTACTTCTTTTACTTTGCGTATATGCAACATTGATTTGGTCCAATCTGAAGCGTGTTGCGTGTACCTATGTATAACAATAAAATCGTCTGCTCTATTTACAAACTTACCACCGCCCTCAACATCACTAGCTAAAGGTGGTATAGGGTGTCCAACGTAATTGTGTCCAATAGGGTGTTTAATCCTTAAAGCACTTGTATTAGCGTGTGTGTTAAGCCAAATTGATACATTATGTTTTTTACAAAATATTCTCATTTCTGTTGTTGCCTGATAGTCGTATTCGTGTCCACCTAAATTTTTAATTATTTCAGTGTCTTTAATTAAACTATTGTATGGGTCTATAAGTAACCCTTGATAATTCCAAGCGCCTTTAATATCTGTTGCTAGTTCTATTAGTTTTCTATATGTATATAACTCACTTGTATCAACTATTTTAAAATGTTCGTCTATCCACTTTAAATGCGTTGTATAGATTTTATCATTAATTTTATTAATTGGTTTTTGTTCTAAAAACTCTACAAGTTTACGTATAACACTATAAGGTTCGTTTTCACTTGAAAATATTAGCCACTTTATACTATGCTTCTTTGAGTACAGTAACATTAAGTAAAGTATAACAGTAGTTTTACCTACGTTTGCGTGTCCTAGTATTACATTAAAGTTTCCATACTTAAATCGTAAATGATTGTCAAAGTCCGTAAAGCCTAATTTTAAGCCTTCTTTTATTATTCCCTTACGTATTTTATCTAAATGCTCGTAAGTCTCTTTTAAATTAATCAGCATATTGGTATTGTTTTATTGTTACTTGAAATTTATTAAAAATTTTTTATAATCATATAATATATTTATAAACATTTGTTAATGTACTTTTTTCTTTAAACCATTTGTTAACTCCATCGTGGTCTATAAACCATATCTTAGCCTTACAATAACCTTTGTATGCGACCTGAAAAGGTTGTATAAACATATACTTGTCAATCTTTTTTTTTGGGTTATTATGTGCTTCATAATTCACTAGTAAAAACTTACCATAATGTGGTATATATTTAACATCTAATTTGTAATTGTTAATAACTATGTCTGCTTCAACTTCAGGCTCTTGTCCTAAATAACTTAGTGCTTTAAATTTTATTTCTAATGTTTGAAAATAATACTGCGAAATTATTTCAGCTAAAACACCTTTAATATTTTGTTCTTCACACTTGTCACCCCAATAATATTTCTTGTCCTTGTAATTTTTGTGCATACCTTTTACCCTATCTTTAGCCAATTCAATAGCTAAATGGTTAAATATCTGTGGGTATTTTATTTCGTAATATTTCATAAAAAAAAGGGGCAATTAAGCCCCCTATAATTAAAATGGTAAGTCATTGTCTTCGCGGTCAGGCATATGTGCCGCAGCAGTAACTTCTTGTTTTGGTGCTGGTTTGTAAGTAGACAAACTACCATATAGTTTTCCGTTCTTACTTCTACATAGTGAAATCCTAGCATTACCTTTATTTGCCGCAAAAACTTCTTTATGCTCTATTAGCATTTTTGCAAATTTTTCTGCGTTAAATACTAAGTCGTATTCAATCCATTCTTGGTTATTATCATTGATAAAAAAACCGTCTATTAAAACATTGTTGCTCATAATATAAATTTTAATTGTTATTCTTTTTAAAACTTTCACTTTCATCTTC